TGCGGGGGCTCGTCGGCCCCGTCGTCGTCCTCGCTGCCCGCAGCGGGCGCGGCGGGCGCGGCGGAGCGGAAGTCGGCGGCGAGCACGGTCTTCCGCGGGCCCTTCGTCCGCGTCCTCTCGAGGTCGATCACGCGGGCGATCTCGGCGTTGGTCGCGGTGGACAGGTGCTCGACGACGACGTCGGCGTTGTGCGCCAGCGGGTTGAAGACGCCGGGCGGCGTGGCGGGCGGGTCGACCTTGGTCCACTCGTCGGGGTGACGGTGCACCCGGGACTCGGGGACCTGGCAGACGCCGAACACGTCGTGCCGGGCATAGATCAGGGTCATCAGTCCTCCATGTGCTCGTGCTGGCCGGTCGGTCCGGTCAGCGGAAGCCGGCCTCGCGGGCGGCGTCCTCGTAGGCGGCTCCGAGCGCCTCGCTCATGTCGGCGGCGCGGCCGCGGGCGGCGGGCCAGAGGAAGGGCCGGGTCGCCTGGGTGACCCACCGGTCGCGGTGGCCGAAGACGGGGTGACGGAAGCGGCCGCCCTGCCCCAGCCCCTCGTAGGGACGGGCGTGGGGCGCGGCCGCCGCCGAGGCCCGCAGCTGGACGCCGATGCGGTCGTCCCGGATGTCCGCTCGCAGGCTGATGGCGGCAGGGATTCGGGTCGACCAGGACCCGGCGCGCGACTTGGCGTCGGACAGTGCGCCCTGGCCGACTCGCACGGCCGCGCCCCGGAGCCGGCGCCGGCCGGCGGCGCCCATGCGGTGCAGGTCGCGGGCCAGCTGCGCCATCTCCACCGAGCCGGTGCCTCTCACAGCAGTCGGACGACCTCGATGGTCAGCAGGGCCATAACGAGCGTGCCCTTGCCGTCGGAGCCCTGGGCCCACTGCTCGGCGGCGATGCGGGCCCGGGCGGAGCGCCCGGCTACCTCGCTCACGGTGCGCAGCTGCGCCCCCACAGCGGCGACGATCCGTCCCACCGTCGTTCGGTGTCCCGGGAAGTCGTTGGTGTTGTCGCCGGAGTAGGCGATGCACTCGACGGTCGTGGTCTCCACACGGCGGCGGCCGGCGCCGACCTCCGTCATCGTCACGGCGACGACGGCATCGTTGACGAAGGCCTGCTCGTCGGGATCCCAGGCGCCGCCGATGGTGAACGACTTGACGGCGTAGGCCTGAACCGGGTCGACGGCGTCGAGGACCTCGACGTCCGCGAGGTCCTCCGTCAGCGCCGCGTCGGCGGCGTCGCCGATGGCCTGGACGACGTCGGAGGCTGAGCGCGTCACGGTCGTCACGGGAGGTGCCCCTTCAGGTGCGGGGCCATGAGCTCCGCGGCCCGGCGGGGCACGGCGAATCCAGCAGGGACAGCGCCGTCCGGCTGCCCGAACTGGGGGCGCCGGCCGGGGACCTGCTGGGTCTCCCAGAGCTGGGCGGCGATGAGCAGCACGGCCAGCTGGAGCTCGGCTGGCGGAGCGTCCCAGCCGGCCTTGTACGTGACCGTGTACTCGCCGGCGAACGACCGGCCGCCGAGGGCGCGGACGATGCCCGACCGCTGGTCGAGCCGGTACTGGGCGGAGGCGACGGGGACGGATCCGACCTCGATCGAGATGATCTCAGCGACGGGGCACTGCTCGAGCACGAGCGTCGGACCGAGGACGACGTGCACCTCGGTGACGTCGGTGGCGGTCAGCGGCCCGACGCGCTCCTCGACGAGGGCGATCGCTGCGTCGAGGACGCGCTGCTGCTCCCCGTCGCTGCCGCTGGGGGTCAGGTGGGCCTTCAGGTCCTGCAGCTCGACGGCGGCCATCGGGGTCACCTCCTCCTGTTGCCGCAGCCCCGCCCGGCCCTGTGGGCAGCGGGCGGGGCCGGGGGTCGACTACCTGCGGCGGGACGTCTTGGCGGCGGCCGGGCCGGTGACCGGCGCGTCGGCCGGCGCGTCGACCGGCTCGCTGATCGGCTCGCTGATCGGCTCGTCGACCGGCTCGTCGACCGGCTCGCTGGCCGGCTCCTCCGCGGGCTGGTCCGCCGGGACGACGGCCGGGACGACGACGGCGGGCACGATCGGCGGGTCGTCGTGCGCCTCGGGCTCGGCCGCACGGCGCTTGTCCTGGTCGGTGAAGCCGCGCCGCTTCGCGTCCTTCTCGGTGAGGCGCAGGGTCGTCCGCATCTTGTTGACGACGACGTCGTACTCGAACAGCTCGGCCATGCCGGGCTCCTTCGCTGAGGTGATGGGGCTGTCGATCGGGGTGACGGGCAGGTGCGGACCGCATGCGCTGCCCGCTGCTCCGCACAGCGGGCAGCGCACCGGTCCGGTCACGGTCAGGCGGTCAGGTCCGCGAGGACGAACGCCGAGGGCCGGGTGACGGCGAACGCGACCCGCTCCTCGCCGAGGACGGCGACGAGGTTGCGGATGAAGAAGTCCGCGTGCGAGTCGGTCATGGTGACCGTCGCCTGCTCCCGGTCCCAGAGGACCGCCTTGCGCCAGTCGGCGACCACGCCGGTGCCGGCGGGGATGGCCTCCGACTCGATGATCGGGTAGCCCCACAGGGTGCGGGGACCGGCGAAGAAGGGTCCGCCGCCGAAGTAGGGACCGGTGTTGGCGCCCCCCTCGTTGGTCCGGGCCAGGTCGACGGTCTCGACGTCGACCGGGTTCAGGCCGATGCCGTTGGGCACCGCGCGCCCGACGGTGCGCACCTTCGTGAGGGCCTTGCGGACCGTGGCGAAGATGTCGACGCTGAACGACTGGGCCTGGGTGCCGGAGACGCTGAGGATGCCCTCGAGGTTCTCGCCGGTGCCGTTGCCCGACACCATCTGGTCCTCCTCCTCCTCGGCGAGGTCCGCGCGGAGCTCGTCGTCGATGAGGCCCTGGAGGGCGGCGACGTCGGCGAGCGCCCGCTTGGTGGCCGGCACCCACTCGGCGATCGTCTTGACGGTGGCGGTGTCGCGCTCGAAGGCCCAGGAGCCCTCGGGCTTGTAGCCGCCGCCGGCCGCGTTGGCGAAGGTCACCGCGCCGGTGGTGGTGTTCGCCGTGGCGGTGGGCGCCGCGGCCGTCGTCGCCTCGGGGACCGGGGCCGCGTTGTTGGTGTGCGCGGTCTGCCGGACGTACTCGACGGCGTCGGAGGTGGTCCGGCGCACCGAGATGACGTCGCGGATGGCCAGCGTCCGGCGGCCGAGCATCTCGACGATGCCGGACTGGTCCGGGGTGACGAACGCGCCGCCGGACGTCGAGGAACCGCCGGTGAGCAGCGCGTTCTTGATCGCGATCGGCGCGGTCTGGAACCGCGCCTTCTCCGGGACCCGGCCGTCGGGGAAGGTGCCGATGGCGTCCTTGAACGCCTGCGACTCGACGACCTGCAGGCCGAGGCTCTTGGCCCGGGCCCGCGTGCCGCCGTCGCCGTCGACCTGCTCCTGCAGGTCACCCGAGGCGGCGTCGGGCATGCCGAGCTCCTCGGCCAGGGCCTTGGCCTGGTTGATGACGTCCTGGTCGGCCTTGGCCGCGTCGGACTCGCTCTTCTTCTGCTGGGCGGTGGCGAAGTGGCGGTCGAACTCCGCCTTCTCGTCCCCGGACATCTCACGGCCCTCGCGGTCCGCCTTCTCGGCGATCTCCCGCGCGGCCTTCGCGGCGTGCGCTGCCTCGTTGAGCAGCCGCTTCCACTTGGGCATCTGCGTTCCTCCTGGTCAGGCCGCGGTGTTCGCGGTCTCGATGGACATGAGCTCGAACAGGCCCGCCTCGGTCGCTGCCTTGGCGGCGGCCCGTGCGGGCCCCTGCGGGGTGTCACCGGTGGCGACGGACTCGTCGGCGGGTGCCGGCGAGGGTTCGGGGTCCGCGTGCGCGGACGGGGGCGGCGGGGCCTGCTGGCGGCCCGCGTAGTTGAAGAGGGCGGCGGCGTCGAAGCGGGCCTGCTCCTGGGCGTCGTCGGTGACGCCGGCGTCGACGCGGTCGGCGAGGCCGGCGGCGACCGCCTCGGCGGCGGAGTACCAGGTCTCGGCGCGCATCACGGCTCGCCAGGCGGCGACCTCGCCGCCAGCCTTGGCGGCGTAGACGCTGGCCAGGTTGTCGCTGATGCGGCCGAGGTTGTCGGCCATGGAGGCCATGTCCTCGGCGTTGCCGACGCAGATGGACCAGGCGTCGTGGATCATCAGCTCGGAGTTGCTGGCCATGACGACCTCGTCGCCGCCGCAGGCGATGAGCGATGCCGCGGAGGCGGCCAGGCCCTCGACGACGGTGATGACGCGGGCCTTGTGCCGGCGCAGCGCGTTGAGGATCGCGATGCCGTCGAAGACGTCCCCGCCGGGGGAGTTGATGAGCAGCTCGATCTCGGTGACGTCGTCGGGGAGCTCGTCGAGGACGGCGGCGAACTCCTTCGCGGAGACGCCCCACCAGCCGCCCCAGGAGTCGATGGGGTCGTAGAGCCGCAGCGTCGCGCGGCCGCCGGCGATGCGCGGCCCGGGGGCCTCGGCGAGGATCGGGGTCTTGTCGCGCTCGGGGGCGCGGCCGAGGAATCGGTAGCGGTCACGGCCGGGCATCACGCCTCCGGGGCAGAGTCGGTCGGGGACGCCTGGCCACCGACGAGGACGTTGAGTGGGGTGATCAGCTCGTCGCCGCCGTCGATGGGCGACAGGTTCTGGCGAGCTCGGGCCTCGTTGCGGGTCAGCCAGGGGCCGCCGACCGCGGTCTGCAGGTTCTTGGCCTGCTCCTCGAAGGAGCCGCGGAGCTTCTCGGCCATGTTGAACTCGACGTAGACGCCGTCGGAGTCGTCGAAGTCCGGGAGCAGCTGCAGCGCGATGTCCTCGGCGATCGACACCAGCCAGGGGCCGAGGGTGTCGTTGTAGAGCTGCTTGTGCTGCTCGGTGATGTTGCTGAACGTCGCGTGCTCGAGGATCCCGACCATGGGCAGCGGGATGTGGTAGATCGCCGCGACCTCTTCGCGGGTGAGCTTCCGGGTCTCGACGTACTGCGCCTGCTCCGGGGAGAAGCTGGCCTGCACGAACTCCATGCCGTCCTCGAGGACGGGCGTGCCGCCGACCTGGGCGCCGTCGCCGGTGTACTGGGCCTGCCAGCCGGCCTTGAACCGCTCCCGGGCCGCCTTGCTCCACTCGGTGGCGGCGGCCGGGCGCTTGATGTATCCGGAGATCCGGGCGCCGTTGCGCCACAGCCCTTCGCGGTACCGCTCGGCGGCGAACTCCTCGGCGAGCAGCTGCCGGATCGCCTCGATCGGGGACGAGCCGCCGGTGAGCCGCTCGGGGTGGTAGCCGTGGAAGTGCACGATCTGCTCGGGCGCGACGTCGCGGTGGCCGCGGGAGCCCTGGAGCCGGTACGCGGCTGGAGCGACCCACGACCCGCCGGTGGGCTCCACCATGCTCGGCGGGATCCGCAGCAGGCCGCGCGGCTGGTCGCCGGTGCGGATCTTCAGCCAGTACGCGTTGTCGTAGATCCCCAGGTCGTGCACCAGGGCGTCGATCGCGCGGTAGCGGCTGGTCCGCGGGTTAGGCCGGCCGAGCAGCTGCGCGATGGGGTGGTCGGTGAGGCGCTGCCGGTCGACGTCAGACACGCGGCGGAAGGTGTGCAGCCCGAGCTGGGCGATGTTGCGCGCCAGGAACGACACGCAGGTCCGCACGTGGGGCTGCGCCCGCCAGATCGCCTCGTAGGTCTGGGCGTAGCCGCCGATGCCCTGCATGGCGTACGGCGCCGGCGCGGTGGCCGGCGCGAGCGTGGCGATCTGCCCGTCGCTGACGACGAAGGTCACTGCGGCAGCACCTGGACGAAGTCCACGCGGACCCGGTCGACGATGACCTCGCCGTCGACCGGCACCGGCTGGACGCCGGGCTCGTGGAGCGTGGCGTCCTTGAGCACGAGCAGCGGGCCGCGGCGGGCCCACAGCACACCGGAGATCGCCTTGCCGCCGACCAGGTTGACGAGCACCCGGCGCCGGAGAGCGAGGCGTCGGCGCGACATCAGGATGGCGGCCGCGGGCGTCACGGCCACGGCGGCGATCAGGACGGCGAGGAGGATCCAGGCGAGCACGACGGCCTCCTCTCCGAGGGGTCAGACGACGAAGACGTCGCCGTCCTCGTACGCGCTCGGGCCGGGCGTGGAGGCCAGGGCGTGTAGGGCCATGGCGGCCGCGGCCGCCGGGCTGACGTCGACGTCGCCGTCGCGGTCGAGGGCCCGGGTGGTGCCGCGGTTCTTCCAGCGGGCGGCCCGGATGGCGGTGTTCATGGCCGGCTCGTTGCCGTGGCGGATGCTGCCAGCCTCGATCGCGTTGGCCAGAGCGTTGTGCGCCTCAGCCTGGTCGCCTTCGCCGGGCTCCTCGACGAGGTCCTCGGGGAGGATGCCCCGGGCGTTGGTGTCGACCAGCACGCGGCCGCCGTTCCAGCGGGCGCGGAGCTCGGTGATGCGGTCAGGCACCCAGGCCGTTCCGCGGCGGTAGCCGTCGTCGACGAGCTGCACCTGTCGGATGCCGTCGGGCCGGCGCCAGGCGACGGCGATTGCGCACCAGGACCGGTCCCGGGGGGTGGCGACGGCGAAGACGAACGGGCTGGCGTGCTCGGCGCGCTCGGCGAGGGTCTTCCAGCGGTCGTAGTCCAGCGCGCCGCCGCCCTCGAACGGTGGGTCCTCCCACCAGGAGAGGAACTCGCGGGCGAACTCGAGGGGGACGCCGGCCAGCTTCTGCCGCTGGCCGAGCATCGACTTCATGGTGACCCGGCCGTTGCGCACGCCCGGGTTCGCCTGCCGCCACAAGGCCCGGTCGTTGAGGGCGCAGCCGGTATCGGTCAGCTCGTGGGTGCAGCGCTCACCTGCGGCGCAGGGTCGGCGGTGCGCCCCGTGCTCGATGTAGGCCAGCGACTCGTCGGTGCCGGACCGTCCTCGGGTTCGGAGCCCGCGGAGCGCCGCCGACAGCGGCTTCCCGGCCGAGGAGCCGTAGCGGACCTGGAAGTCGGGGATGGTCACGCCGGTCGGGACGAGCGCGCCGAGGTCGCCCGGCTGCACGTACAGCGCTTCGTCGAGGGTCAGCCGCGCGGTGGTGAACCCTCGGCCGGACCCGCCGGACCGGGCGTGGAACTCGATCGAGCCGCCGCCGGCGTCGTAGCCGCCGTCGAAGTGGATGGCCTCTTCGCCGTGGGAGTCGCGGAAGCGGCAGCGGGCCGCGTAGTCCGGGTGGCCCAGCAGCCGGCGCCGCATGTCGACGAAGGCCTTGCGCGACGTCTTGAACTCGTGGGCGGTCCAGACGTGCAGCGGGTACCCGAAGACGGCGACGTCGGCGATCGCCGCGACCTCGAGGACGGCCGACTTGCCGGTCGTCTGGCGGGGGCCGACCACGCAGTACTCGCCCGCGGCGGGGAGACCTTCGTCGTCCTCGGCGAACATCGCGTCCAGCGACCACCGCTGGTCCTCGTCCAGGTCCAGCCCGAGGTCGGCGCCGACCGCCGCGGCGATGTCCCCGTGCGTCGTCGTCCAGCTGGGCGACGTGCGGTACAGCGGGCCGTCGACGGCCTCGGTCATGCGCCGGCGTGGCCGCGACGTCGGGCGAGCTCGTCGCGGTGCTTCTGCAGCGCGGACTGGGGGCCGGCGACGCCCTTCATGGCCTCGGCGACGGCGGCGCGCAGTTCCCGGTGCAGCGAGGAGATCGCCGAGCCGGTGTCGCGGCCGGACTCGATGCGGCGGGCGAGGGTGAGGGCGCCCTGGCCCTCCCAGGAGTCCAGGCGGTCGACGTCGCGCAGCCGGCGCTCCAGGCTGGCGGCCAGGCCCTCGGGCTGCTCATCTGACTCGCCACTCGGCTTCGCGGCCGCGACCGCGAGCACGTCGACGGAGCGCAGCGTCCGGACGTTGTCGCCTGCAGCGGCCGGCGGCGCCTTGCCCCCACCGGCGCGGTGGGCGCGGCTGCGGCACGTGCTCGAGCAGAACCGCGACCGGGCCGACGCCGCCTCGTAGTGGCGGCCGCAGTCCTCGCAGGCGCGTGTCGTCACGGTGTGTCACCCCCGGACGGTGGGCAACGTTGCAACGCAACGGCGGGGAGATACGAGCCGGAC